TTCACGATGTACAGGCTACCTGCAGTGGTAAGCCGTTCGCTGACAATGACTTGGCATCCGTAAGCCATGCCGACAGCACCTTTGATGCGGATGTTTGCCGCAATCTCAGAAGCGGGAATCCAGTTCGAGCCGATGAGTTGCGGGTAGAAATCCGGAGTAACAAGCAGTGCTTTCTCACCAGTGTTGTTCTCACCGAATTTGGCAAGAGCAAGAGGAATATCATCCGGAGTGAGGGGAGTGGAAGCATTGCTCGTTGTGTAGTTCTGAGCGGAAGCGGAGTTCGCCGCAAGAGCCGCAAGCAGGGCTTCATCCATGGCATCATCGATGGAGAGAACAAGCTGATTGCTCCCCTCGCCGATGGGGTCACCATAACCGGACAGGACGGCTTCATCCGTAATCTGAATTGCGTTCGCATACTTCACGACCGTAACCGGAGTCGTGTTCTGAACGAGTTTCTTGATGGGGATGTCCGTACCTTCGGACACGGTGCTTGCAATGCCGATGTAGCTGTAGTAGGGGAGAGTCACAGTGTTGCCCGGAGTCCCCTGCAGGGTGTGGTCAATCTTCGCAAGGGGTGCGAAGACCATGTTCTTGGTCAGTTTCGGCTCAATCAAATCCGCAATGACCTGCGGGTTGAAGAGCGCAGACAGGTAAGTCCCGTAAGTGGTATCAACAGTTGCCATTTTTGTTATTTCCTTTCTTAGTTTTTATCTCCCCATGATTTTGTTGTATTCATCGGGGTGAGTGTTTGCGAACTCGATGCGCTCAAGATAAGACATAGCATCAAGCTGTTCTCTCGTGATTGTCGCACCTTCTGTTCCGCCTACACCGGGGGCGGGAATCTTCCCGTACTCCATGCGCAGGGCTTTTTCCTTTGCCGCCCATGCTTTCTGAAATGCCATCAAAGCCGAATCGACATCCTCTGCTCCGTACAGACACCCTGCCACACTGGTAGAGGTTTCTTCGTCACCGATAATGCCCATGACCTTTTTGGTGATTTCCGCAACGGCAAAGCGTTTGCGCAGGTCTGCAAGTTCGCGGTCTTTTGCTTCTGCCGCTTCTCTCGCTTCCTCTGCGGCGGCTTCTTCGGCAGACTGCTTCGCTCTCAACTGCCGCTTGCTGTCAGCGGCTTCTTTGGTCGCTTTATCAAGCGCGGCTTTCTGCTTGGCAAGTTCTGCTCTGAGTTTTGCAACTTCGGTGTTTTCGGTTGTGCTTTCAACTTCGTTCACCTGTTCTGCTTCTGTCATTTCTGTCACGTTATCAAGTTCTGCCATTTTTCATTTTCTCCTTTGCGTGATTAAGGTGATTCTCTTCACCGTTTTATTTTGCGCTTTTTATACTGCATCTCCGCAGTTCCGCGAATTGTTTATACTCGCTTCTCTCCGAGTGATATTATCTGCGGTCTCCCGCTTATATCTGTTCTTCCGCATCCTCTGCGGGTTCTTCAACGACCTCTTCTACTACCTCTTCTTCACCCACATCAGCAGGTTCGTCTTCCGGTTCTTCGTTCACAACCTCGTCTTCGATGGTAAGCGGATTCAGAACTGCGGGTTGAATATCGCCGATACCGCCGATTGGTTGCAGGGTCGGCGCGTTGAGGTTCAGATTTGGCAGTGCGTTCACCCCAAGCATCTGCACCTGTTGCGGTGCTTCGCTTGTCCGGTACTCAACGGACATCTCTTTGTCTTCAACCTCTGCTGTCCAACTCAGCGTGTTCGTCCCCTCGCTTGTACTCAACTGCTGTTTGGCAATCTGCTCAACAACAGCATCCTGTGCAATATACAGGGTCAAGTCTCCGTTTCCAGTCTGCCACCAGTTGTTGACCCCTTGCAGAGTCTTGGGCGGGTCTACGGGAGTAAGCTGATAGGTGACGGGAGTGTCGAGAATATAGGCAATTTTGACATCGTGACTTGCTACCCATGCTTCTGCTTCTTCTTTTGTGGATGCTTCTGCGGAATCTAAGCGGAGATACCCATATGTACCGCTTACAAGGAATCCCACATCGGTGGTCACGGAAATAAGCGTTTCTTGTCTTTTTAGGCAAGAGCATATTGTTTTGTCAATGTCTACGTTGCGTTCGCTGATGTCTGAAAGACGAATCAAAAAATTAGCAATTCCATATGAATTAATAGATTGTAGACTGACTATCGAAGGAGTTATGCAAGTCCATGTCTTTGTCAGCACTCCCGTGGTAAGGTCAATCGTGCCACCATAGACCGTTCCGGCTTCGTCAGACCATGTGACGGAGTAGGTCTGCCCTGTGTATGCGTGGTATTCGGTGTCGGTAGAGGGGTAGTTGATGGCGATATTGTTGCCGTAAGTGCCACCCGAATTTGCCCCTGTGTTAAAGGTCATGAAATATGCATCGGACGGGGTGGTTATTGTTCCGTAGGTTTTAGTTACTATCTTCCCCGAACCGAGGTATACCTTATCAGCATCATAGAAATAAAAGCTGTTCGTCCCCGTTGAAGCACTGATGTAATACTGCGTATCGGGCTTTATCGGAATGTGGTTTTTACTTCTTATTCTGTTGCTTGCTCCGACTTTCCCACCGTTATCTGTGGAATATGCTCCCGCTTCCCACTCCTCATCCCACTGGTTTGCACTCAGCGTTCCAAACGTGACAGGAATAACTCTGCACGGGTCACCGTTAACAGCAGATACGCAAGTTTCTGTCCCGGCATTGTAGGGGTAGTAGTCTTTCGGGAAGAGTGCTTTGAAGTCTGCTACGGTTGCGGGTTCATTGCCCGCTCCAAACATGGCGGTGAGGTCGAAAACTTGCAACCGCCTGTATTTCATGTCTGCCGTTGCATCCGTGGAAATGTACTGGAAAACGAATTTCGTAAAATCTGACTCAGGAGTAGCGGTTTCTGCGAAAGAAATGATTTCTTCGTATGTATTGTTTACTCGCCTTGTCTTCGTGTCCACACGTTTGTACACAGACAGAGCGTTATTCCAAAAACCAACGCTTGTGAACGAGAACTCGACAGACTGGTCTATTGGATATGCTTCTTCATGCACATAGTACTTGTGCCCATAGCGGAACGGGATTGGAACAGCGAACTGCAAGTTCTTTGTACTTTTGTCTGTTTGCCAATCTTCTGTGTTTCCGCTTATTAGCTGATTCCACCAAATGTTCCCTGCATACTTTGGGTCATCGTAAGCGGTGATTCCTGTGAATCCCTCTATCGGACAGAGGTTTTCGTAGGGGGCAAAAGAGGTTGCAGAAGAGCCGAGTTCAAGCTGAATGTCTTTGGCTGTGGCTATTCCGTCCCCATGTACCCTTGGGACAATGATAAGCACTGCGTAAGCCGTATCAGTCGGAGTTGTGAAAGTTGTTTTGGCTTGACCACTGCCGTCAATGTCGCTGAGATAGTGCCACTCACTGTCATAGTAACCAATGCTTATTTTTGTGTTCGCTACTTCTACATAAGAAACCGTGTATACCGTGTTGGCAGTTACAGCAACAGGAAACCCAATACCATAACCGCCGCTATTGGCAGTAACGCTAACCACACCGTTGCTTACAGAAAAACTTTCAATGTATTGTTGGCTATAATAGTTGTTTCTTGTCAGACCAACGTAATAGTGTTCTGTGTCCATCACACGGGGAGACGTTGACTGCGGTGATGTGCTTGGGTTGGGTGTGCCTTGCGTTCTATCCCAATTAAACTTATTTTTCCCACCCCCCGCGGGGTACGGTGCATCCTGCCCATGCAAATCCTGTACAGGAGAGAACTCTGCAATCAGCGCATTGATTTCCCGTTCTTTTTCTTCGGTGAACGTAATCGGGTCATCATCGGAGTAGGTTTCCTCAAGGGCTTTGACGATGACATTACCCGCCCCAACAGTGCCAACATATCTTCCGCTTGGGGTAGTACCATCAGAAATCTCTGCCACTGTGCGGTGGATGAGTTCACCTTTGATAAGGTCTACTTCATCGGTGACACCATCTACTGCGTAGAGGTTGGGAGCAGTGGCGGTTTGAGTATTGGAATCTGCATCGGTCAGCGTGATTGCTTCGGGAGTGCCGACAGTCTTGATTCCGTAAACGTAGGGTTCATATGGGGTTGCTTCCTCTCCAACTTCAATCTGTGACTGAGTTACATCACCAACGCTTATATCAGCGTCATCATTGTAACCAAAGCAAATACGGATGTATTCTGCCTCAGTCGGAGTAATCGTAACGGGATTTGTTTGATAAACATAGCGGCTGATAAAACTCTTGTTACTGTAATAATATCCAATAGAAACAATTTTCTTGTCCGCTTCACACGAAATTGTATACGTGGTTGACGGAGTGACAGGAATATAGTTTTCAGTTGTAACTCTTTTGCTGTTTACACCTATCGAACCATCCTCTGCGGAAAGTCCCCCGCTAACAAAGTGCGACGGGTCAAGCAAGTTTTTCCCGACTGCTCCCGCTTCCAGTTCACCATTATTGCAGGTGATGGTGCTGTCGCTTACGGAGACTTTGCCGTACTGGATGAG